CATTTTTGATAAATCAAATGTCTTATTATCTAGTGTTAGTATTAACATATTTCTCCATTATTCCCAAGTAACTTTTTCTAACGTAAACGGATACTTGGCTTCTTTATAAAACTTCTTACGCACAGTTAAGTGACGTTTAGCATACTTGCAAGTTGATGTGATGTCCCAGATTTGTACAAAGTCTTTGTCTTCGGCTTTACGAATTCCGCGGCCGATACTTTGAATTACTCGTACAAATGACTTACCAGGTTCCAACAGAACCAAATTAAAGATCCTAGGAATATTAAGACCAACAGCCGCGACGCCATATGTTGCAATAATAACTTTATTAGTGCTGGTTCTAATCTCATCATATTCTTCTTTTCTTTCTGCTAGTTTAACTTCACCCGATATAAAAATACTATCGGGTATTTGTGCCTCTAGTTGTTTGCCTGCATCTAACCTATCTACCAGTATGAGGGTATTTCCACTCTCTTTAATACTTGAACACAATTTAGAAAGGTATCCGATTCTGCCGGAGTCGCTGACTAGATATTTGAGTTCTTCTTGATAACTTCTAAATTCTTTAATATCAACAAGTTGCACAACATTTACATGACATTGGCTCAACACACCTGCTTCTTGTAAGGTGTGTGCAGAGATTCTATTAATAACAGGACCAATAGTGGCAAGGATACTTTGAAAGTTAATATCTTCCTTGGGTACTGTGCCAGTTAATCCCCAACGTATTGGAGTATTACATAAGTTTTGACTTAGTAAATTCTTTAAAACATCGGCTTTTGCCATGTGTACTTCGTCTACTATGACACACACTACACCATCTAATAATTCTGCAAGTGTTAATATTTCAGTGTCAGTTACACCTTTAGATTTTTTATCAAGAATGTTAAGACTTTGCCATGTACAAATAGTATGGGTCTTATTTAAATCTTTGCGATCACCAAAATACACACCAACATCTAAGCCAACGTTTACATAGTCTTCTTCTGTTTGTACAACAAGACCTTTGTTAGGAACAATGACCAATGTACGGCCATACGGCTCGCATAGTGCAGACAATGTTGCGGTGATAATTGTCTTACCTGCACCAGTGGCTAGTTCCTGCAAACCTTGAGGATGCTCCATAAATCCATTGATTGCATCTAACTGATAGTCACGCAACACAATAGGTTGTCCGGCCATTGGATGTCCTTTAGGCCATACTTTACCTTGATCTGCCCAATAGTTTTCTGTGATCTTTGCAAATTCAAATTTATGAGGTTGTCTTAGATCCTCTATCTCGTCAACGTCAACTCCACACTCATCGAGAATAGGTAAAATGACATCTAAGTGATTAAGATAACCATTTCCCCCAAGGCCAAAGAAAGTTGTAGTGCCGTCCCAACGACCTAATTTGTATTGAGGCATATGACGTGCATATGGTAGTTCAAATTTAAGTGCATTGGATAGTTTACGCCGTATTTCTACAGGGAGACCTTCTATCTTAATGTTTACTTCATCTCTAATTATTATTTTACAACTGGACAATTTTATCGGCCCCCTTTAGCCTACTGTTACGTAATGATACTGAACTATTATAATAATAAACTGTGGAAAAGTCATTTAAGTATGCAGACATTCTACCAAAGTCATGATTACTAGTTATAATTGCAGTTGTTGGTTTCCAATCAGCCTTAAGCAAAGGTTTAGGTATTCTACCTCTAGATATGAAAACTACTTTAGTTGTTGAGTCTATATAATTATTTAAACCGTTATCCTTGATAAATTGGTTAAATTTCTCGTACTCAGGTTGCTCATTTTTTAATCTAAAGAAAACATTTATTTTTTCTTTAGGAATTATTTTTGATATTTCGTTGACCATTTTCGAAACTATCGACAAAACTTGGTCATTTTCTTCAACAATAATAACCAAGGGCCATTGATTAAATGTATTCACTGCCGAAAATAATTCTTCTAAAGAATAATTTTCAGGATACAATCTATAACGTGTAGCGTTCTCTATACTAATTTTTTTAGTTAGTACGTTAGGTGAAATTTCTGAGAGGTGTTTTATTAAATTTTGTGTTTTTAAGGTAACACCCACTGATTTCGCATAGTCAATATATTCAAATATACTGCATTTATAATTTTCACCAAATTTTTCTATGATGGCACTTTCGCACTTAGAATTTAAATTTTTCAAGATCACAGTGTCTTCAATGTAATCTAAGTACGGTGCAAAATTTTCAGGATTTTCCAGTATTTTTTCGATTTTTTCATGAATTTCCAGGACCTCACTAGAGATTGTAAAATTCATTTTACTAAGGCCTTGAACTACATGATAAAGACATTTCTCCGAGTAAGGAATCTTTTTAATACCTTTATCTGTTCGATTATAGGCACTGGAAAATTCTTCAATTTTAGACCAAAATTCGGCGAATTTCTTGGAAAAAACGTATTTTACCACTATGACTGGTTTGTTAGTGATCGGGTCAGTTTCTATTTCTACGCTCTGAGTACGATCAATGACTCGTAGTGGCCACTTCAAAGGTTTGACAGTTAGTATGTGGTCAACATCGACATTACACTTTTCAAGATTTGCTCGATATTTTTCAATTTTCTTCAAACTTAGGTCAAGTTGACGATCAGTTAAAGGTATTTTTTGAGCAAGTTGTTTTTTCAAACTAGTAAGCAATCTTACATCGGCAGTGTCCAATCGAATATTAATTCGTCGGGGCGTTCCACCTGCTAAAATTTCTAATGTATCTTCGATAGTTATCATACATTATTAGTATAGCACGAAAATACAATAAGTCAAGTCATATTTTATTGAATAATATCTTTTGTGGTATACCTTGTGCCAATTCTTCAACTAACCATTCGGTGTGTAGTATTTTTTCAAACCATTGTCTTCTATCGGGTAATTGTAGTCGTTCAATATTTTCATATTTTCCACTAATTTCGTGAGCAAGACTGGTCGGGCCTGTGATTATTGGAGTTCCTGCAATGGCACTTTGTATGGCTACACCACTGTTCCAATTTACCACACAATGAAAGTTATGATCAAGATTGTAAGCATCGTTGGCGCCTGGTATTCTTCTAGGAAAATCTACAATAACGTTGCCAACACTTCGCATTTTTAAAGAACTACGGGGATGCGGTCGAACTATAATCGGACGCGATGAGAATTTTCGTATTTCTTGGATAGTTTGTTCTACCCATGTATTCATTAATGGCATTCCACACCACTGATGACTGTGTTGTTGTTGACTTGCTATCAATATTTCTGATTGTCGCTGTGTTTTTAGTGGTTGTAAATTTATTCCTAAAATATTTTCTCTGTTGGTTAGATTTCCGTCATCGATAGGAAAAATACCATCACGGTTAATATTGTTTAAGGCCAATTTCCAAGTAACATTCCTTCGAAGACTGCCTACTTCGAGTATAAAAACTGGTTTTTTCTGATTTCTGTAATGTTCAAAGACTGCACGGTTCTGTCTCATGCGTCCCATCCATACTACACTCCAGATAACTGCCGCGTCTGCATCTTGACTGTTAGAAATACACTCTACACCCAGTGATTTACAGCCAGATAGGAAGGAATTTAGCACTGGTTGTGCATTGAGAGCAATCTGATTTGGAAAGTATGCAAGTTTCATTGAGTAAATATTTAACTATGAATATATCAGTGGTTACAACTTTCCATCAAGCAGGATACGACCAATACGGTCAAAGAATGATCCAAACATTTTTAAAAAATTGGCCAAAAAATGTCAAATTGTACGTGTATGCAGAGAATTGCACAGTGCATGAATCAGCAGACAATTTAATTGTGTTAGATCTTTTAAAATCAAGCGAAGAATTGGTGGCATTCAAAAATAAGTGGAAATCTGTTCCGTATGCCAATGGAGATATCTCCACCATACCCTATTTATCAGGTCGAAAAGACAGTAAAAAATCATTTAAGTGGGATGCTGTACGATTTTCTCATAAAGTTTACAGTATTTTTCACTGTGCAAAAAATATCGATGCTGATGTGCTGGTATGGATGGATGCTGACACTGTTTGTCACAGTCCGATCACCATAGAATCCATTCAAGATCTGATACCTGCTGATAAAGATATATGTTTTCTCGGAAGAAAAGGAAAGTTCAGTGAGTGTGGGTTATATTCTATGAATTTACGTTCGGAATCAGTTCGAGACTTTCTAAAAAGATTTCAATGGATGTATGATGATGCAGAAAATGGAATTTTTAAGCAGGACGAATGGCACGATAGTTTTATTTTCGATGTTGTCCGAAAACATTCAGCATTAAATGAACTCGACTGGAGCAGTCATATTATTACTGGTGAAGGACACCCGTTAATTAACAGTAAATGGGGAGAATACCTAGATCATTTAAAAGGAGATCGTAAATTGACAGGCAAAAGTCATAACAAGGATCTCAAAGTGATGCGAAATGAGGAATACTGGCGATGAAATCTTTTATTATTTGTCTATCTAAAATAGATGCGTCACTTGCCACTGCTACAAACTTAAAAAAGCAATTAGAAGAGTTTGGACAAGAAGCAGAATTATTTGAAGGCACATATGGAAATGATGCGGTACTAATGATGGAAGAAGAAGGCAGAACTTTACATCCATATGGGATTAAAGGACCATTAGACAGTAACTCACCCAGTGTTGCTAAATTACTTGCACCTGGGGTCAAAGGATGTTTTTATAGTCATTATAGACTTTGGAAAAAATGCGTTGAATTAAATGAACCTATTTTAATATTTGAAGATGACATTGTACTAACACGATCTTTTGCAGATGTTTATTGGAGAGACGTGCTAGTAGTTGCCATAGGACATCCTACTAAAAGTGTAAGATTTATGGATAATTTGATCAATCCTGTAACTCGAACAGAAGCACAAGAATACAGATTATCGTCAATGCCTGGATGTTGCGGATATGCTATTAAACCTCATGCGGCAAAGAAACTATTAACTATCTACGAACATACGTATTTGCCAGCAGACAATGCTATTAATAGGAATGAGTTGACTATACAGATACATAGTCATTTAATGGGCATAGCATTAACAAAGAAAGATGGAAAGAAAAGTCTTACTCGTTTAGGGTCATGGGGCGAGCCCAATGATAAAGACAAAGACGATGAAGATTAAATAAAAGTTCGCATATGACTCCAGCATTCGCCGGATTTTAGTTCATCAAACTTCCAATGAAACATAGAAATTCTTTCTACCCAAGATTGTCGATCTGGCAAATTAGGGTTTTCAATTTTTGAAAAATCAGTATTTGCAATGTCATTACATTGACTTTTTTCTGGGTCAGTAACAAATATAGGATACCCTTCTATGGCAGCACCCACCACAGGACTAGAGTTATGATTGACTACAGTCCAACAGTTTTTTAAATCGTCTAGCAAATTTTCACGGTGACTGAGTGTTACGCCATAGTCAAATTTTAATTTGCAAAGCGGTCCGCCGGCTTTTATAATTCTTTTAGTTTCTTTATCGCCTGGGTGTAATCTTATTACAATTGGTCTATTACTGTATTGTCTAATTTTCTTTATAGTCTCTAATGCCCAATCTTGATTGTCTAAGTCGCCCATAGACCAACCACCGTTACGTTGCATACATAGTAAAATATGATTACCAGATGTTCTATAATCTTTTAACGATAGATTAAGATCTTTACTTACACGTTTCCATCTATCAGCATTTATAGGACTATCACAATAATTCCCTGTTGTAGGAAAAACACCGTTAAAACTATATCTAAGATAATGTAAAGGATTGTCGGTGTTGGAATATAAAAATAAATTGCTGTCAACTGCAACAACAAATTTTGAATTTTTTAATTGATTCTTTAAAACTCTTTCTCTTAAGTCACCGTGCGGTGTAATAGGTTGATTTGGTGCTATCCATCCTTGTATTATGGCAACATCACTGTTGAGAACATTGTAATGATTAACATCGTAGACTGCTTCATTTAGTAACTTTGCTCCTTGAGAAAAGAATCGTAGTATGTCTACTTTTTCTTGATTTTTCTTATTAGGAATAGATTTGTGATATACTGCAATGGTGGTCATAGTTCAAGTTTATAAGTATTCCAGATATCTGCATAGTCGCAGTCTTTGTAATTTTCAAACCACGGACCGCCTTCGGTATAGTGTAGTGCTAGAGGTTTACCGTCTTGGGGTTCTTTATACCAGTTGACTAACCAGTTCCACTCTTTTCCAACTTCCCCTACATAATGATCTCTGATCCATTGAAATCTATGAAGAAATTGACCTGTTTCTACATTAACTGCTTCGGGAACAAGATACTTGTTACTAGGATGTCCACAGTTCCATAGGATCATACTACTCCAGTTCTTTCTAGGATAGGGTAACTGTCGTTGACCGTCCATTTTAACACCTTCTGGAGGATTGTAATCGTGTTTGACCACCATTACAGCATACTGTTCATCTTTAAGTGCAAAAAGTTTTTCTACACTGTCTGTCCATACAAAGTCACAGTCACAAAACACTGCCCATCCTTGATAGTTCATTAACGCTGGAACTAAAAATCTAGTAAATGTAAATTCTGTACTTGCCAGCGGATCTTTATCTCGCCAGTACAAATTAATTTTTCTTAAATCTTCTTGAACCAACGGAACAACATCTGCATTAGGACAATGTTTTTTAATACTGTATTCGCAGACACGATATGCAATATCTTCTCTGCTGTCGTAGCCTACAAATACTTTCATTTTCTTTCGATGTCCTCTTCTTCGCATCGTTGGCCGTATTGTATTTCGATAACTTTTAACGGTTGATCCGTTGGATTATGTAATTGATGCCATTCATTGGGATTAATAATTTCTGTCTTGTAAGGTTTTATACTTCCCCCGCCAAATTCCCAGTTATTACCCGCAGTGCCTTCTGCAACAAACCATAACTCTGAACGATACTTGTGACGTTGCATGGATAATGTTTTGCCTGGATCAACTGTGAGTTCTTTTACTTTTACATTCTGTCCCACAGTATGCAATACACGATAATAACCCCATGGGCGAATCGTTTTAGGCGATTTCCATTCCTCTAATATCCAACTACTAGAATTCTTCTTATCCTCTCCGCCAACACCAAAAACAAATTCAATATTGTTGTCGTCAATGTCCATTTCTGGAATGTTATCATTAGTTCTGTCTCCGCCATTGGCAAATATTATTTTATTACTAGGGTAATTTAATCTTACTTTTCTTATAGCATCTTTGGCAGTGCCATCGTCGTCATTGAACTGAACTGTCCAATCAACACCTTTGATATTTTGAAGAACTGATAATCGTTCTTGCAAAGGCATAAAGGGTCTGCCTTTCTTTCTAGTGAGCCATGCGTCACTGTTAACGCCTACAACTAGTTGATCTCCTAGTTTTTTAGCAGATTGAATATAAGATATGTGGCCGCTGTGTACAGGATCGAACCCGCCGGTAATCAAAACAATTTTCATATAAATATTTATCTGCGTACTTTATTGGAGAATTTTATGTGGATTTTTGCAACCAGAAATCGTGTTGAAAATTGTAAAAGATTTATAAAACTTTGGCACGAACTTGAGGCTAGTTCGCCTGTATATCTTAGATTAGATGAAGACGATCCTGCCCTAGAAGAGATGAAATCTCTACCTTGGCCAAAAGAATTTATAATGAACATTGGGCCTAGGGTAAGACTTGGAGGTAGTATGCAGGAAATGTTTCATAACTATCCCAACGAACCATTTTATGGATTGCTTGCTGATGACCTAATTCCGGGCACATTACATTGGGATCGATTACTAATAGAAGCGGCTGGTACACACGATATTAGTTGTGGTAACGATGTTCATGAAAAAGCCATAAGGATTTGTCATCCTTGCGTAGGCGGTGATCTTGTTAGACACGTAGGATTTTTTGCAGTGCCTGTATTAAAACATTTTGGTACAGATACATTCTGGGAAGATGTACATCATCATTTTGATCGTAGTAATAGATTAAAAAAAGTCATATTAGAACATGCACATTTTAATTTTAATCAATCACAAAGAGATCAAACTTACGACGAATCGCAAGCCATTCGAAGAGACGATGTTAATGCGTGGAAAGAGTGGAAAGAAAAAAATTGGGAAAGCACAGTTGCTAGTATTAAAGAAAGGTTTAACTGGTAATGCATATCCTAGTTACAGGTAGTCGAGGATTTATAGGTCAACATCTTTGTCGAAAATTAGACAGCATGGGCTACCATGTCATTGAAGCCGATCGTAAACTAGGGTTTGATTTATCCAATCGTGAAGACATAGATCTTTTACCAGATGTTGATATTGTTGTGCATCTTGCCGCATTCAATGGTACTAAACATTTTTATGAACGTCCGTTTGATGTTGTTCGTGATAACTTGTTACCCACACAATACCTATTAGATAGATATGCTGGCAAAGTTAAAAGATTTATTTTCACAGGAACGTGTGAAAGTTATGCTGGTGCAGTAGACACATTTAACTGGGCCGTACCTACAGACGAAACTGTACCTTTAGTAATTAATGATGTTACAAATCCAAGATGGAGTTACGGTGGTAGTAAAATTGCCAACGAAATCCAAGTTATTGCCGCACATCATCAGTTAAAACAAGAATATACAATTATTAGATACCATAACATCTACGGTCCTGGACAAGTTGATCATTTTATTCCTGAATTTTATCATAGAGCCAAACAGGGCAATCTTGTTTTAAAAGGCTGGGAAAATACTAGAAGTTTTATGTATATCAGCGACGCAGTCGATGCAACAATTAATATCATGTTTAACGATTTGTGTAAAAATGAAATAATTAATGTTGGTGTCAACGATGAAAGAAGCATTAAAGAAATTGCAGAAATAATTTGTCAACAAAGTAATATTGTTGGAGATTTAATCTTAGAAGATGCACCTGTAGGTAGTGTAAAACGAAGAGAAGGAAATAGTGCTAAATTAAAGAGACTTACAAATTTTGAATCAAAAGTTTCTTTGACGGATGGAATAAAACTAACATTGGAATCGTTATGAAAGTAGGAATAATAGGCGTTGGTGCTGTTGGTAGTGCTTGTCGCAAGGGATTTGAATTATTGGATCACGAAGTTCATATACATGATCCTAAACATAATACAAATATTGAAAATGTAATAGATACTGAAATAATCTATGTATGTGTACCAACACCAGAAGCAGAAGACGGAAGTTGTGATTTAAGTATTGTTAAACAAACTATTCGCGATTTAGAACGTCTTGCCTATGCTGGTGTAGTTGCACTTAAATCTACTAGTGTGCCTGGCACCACAGAACAATTAATTAGCGAAACTAATTTAAGATTATGTTTTGTTCCAGAATTTCTACGTGAGCGTAGTGCTGTAGAAGATTTTGTTGTTAATCATAATTTACTAGCAGTTGGATGTCATGATGAGGAAACCTATCGTGTAGTAGTAGATAGTCATGGTTATTTTCCTAAAAATACAGTCATGATGACTCCCACAGAAGCAGAAGTATTAAAATACTATTCTAATGTATTCAATGCAACACGAATTGTATTTGCAAATACTATCTATGAAATTTGTCAACGTCTTGGAGCCGACTATGAAAAAATCAAAAATACATATTTGATAAGAGGAACTGCAAGTCCTGATTATTTAGATGTCAATGACAAACTAAGAGGATATGGGGGCATGTGTTTGCCCAAAGATACAAAAGCCCTAGATGCTCTTGTAAAACAACTAGGGCTCGATTTAAAATTATTTGAGGCAGTTGATCAGGACAATCAAAAATTCAAACGAACTGTATTCCCTGGTATGCGTCCTTGATTTTTAATTTCCAATCTTCAAACTCCATTTCTTGAAATTCTATATCGTTTCTTACAAACCAAGTTTCGAAGTGATTTAAAGGATTTTCATAGTATACATTTTTTACAGCGACCTTATACCCATTTGATTTTAAAAAATCTTTAGAAATAGAATTATAGTCAGTGTCACTGCTTTGATATGCATCGTGTTCAAATGTAATGCATTTAAATGTAATGCCAGAATTTATAACTGTCTGTAAGGCGGCAAATGTATTTGATGGAGGTTCTATATCTATTGACAAATATCCAACTTCATTTAACATTTCATTATTTTTTACAGCATCAAGATAGTTAAAAGTAATGGCATTGTCCCAATAAATTTTATTCTTTCTTTCAGCATGGTGTTGCCAACGACTTCGCCATTTCGACTCATTTAGTTCAAGACTAAATCCTTTATACCCGTGTGTGACTTCTAATTCGTATGTATTAGAATGTTTATACGGATGATTTGCTCCAACTTCAATATAGGTGTTATTAGGACCTAACACTGAATAAGCAAATATATCTTGTAATGCTTGGGATCTAGTATTAATCATATTCTTGCGTCTTCCATACCAGCAACACGTAGTTTAGTAATGTTGGTAATTTGCCATTGCTTTTGATCTAGGCCTTTAGTAATACCTAACCACTTGTTACGTAGTAGTGCAAACTCGTTGATAATCTTTTCCATATCAACTACATCTGCTTCGCCGTCGACATATTTTTCGCAATCTCTGCTACTTAATGCACGGGCATATCCTTCTAAGTACTTTCTAAAGAAACTGCTTTTAAGTCTGCGTAATTCAATGTTAAGATATTCTAGTATGGCTTCAATTTCTTGAAGTTGTCCAAATCTATGCTCTACAGTTCCAGGCATACTTGCGGCTGCTTTTTCCAAATTACCGTAAAGACGTATTTCCTGACGTGCATCCTCTAATTCATTTTCAAAAAAGAGTACGGCGTCAGGAATTTTACTAATGTCCTTACTAACTTCAGTATACCAGCCCATTAGTCCTCATCATAGTCGTAGTTTTCTGAACTGTAATCAAAGTCTTCATCTTCGTCACCATCGCTGTCATCTAAGTAGTATTCAATAGCGGCGTCTAGGTCTTCGTCACCGCCCATTGCCGCCTTAAATACATGCTCTTGTACACCGTTATCAGCAAGTATATCAACATACTTGCCTGCAACAGTTTCAATGGCTTTCTTGTCGAAAAACTCTTTTAAGCCAGTCCAGATATCGATAATATTATCTTCAGTTAACATTTTCTAAGATTTCCCCAGTGTCTTGATCAATAGATGGAGGTGTTACTTTAGAGGCAATAGTTTGATCGAACTCAAGCATGATCCTATCCAGACCGCCTTCTTCGTTACGATCCCATTCTTTACGATACATTTTAATTTCTGTACCATCTATTGACGTGTATTTAAGTCTATTACCATCTTTTGTCAAAATACCTTTGGCTTCGCACAAGTCTACCATACCGCTGTAAGGACTCATTCCTGTTTCATAAGGAATTTCAACTTGTACACTTTCAAACGGCTTTGCATAACGTGTTTTCATAATCTTACAGGCTGCACGGATACCGTTAACAGTTGTAGTCTTATTACCGTCAGCGTCTGTCTTCAACTTCAACTTACGCATAGCAATAACAATACTAGAAGCGTAGATGAAACCTTGTCCACCTGAAATCTTGTCGTCTGGATCAAACATGTCCTGGCTGGCGTAGGTGTGATTAGTACAAACTAAACCAACATTGTAACTACCAAACATGTTTACACAGTTACGAACTAAACTTGTAAGTGCTTTAGGCTTACGACCCATGTCACCTTTCATTTCGCCTGCTTCGAACTGATTAACGTCTGTAGGAGTTAGCAACATACCCAATGAGTCGATGACAAACAATACTTTAGGACGAGTTGCTTCGTCCATTACTTTGTATTCTTTCATGAACTCGCTGATAGTTTTAGCCACATCGTCGATCATAGCCATGTTAAGTTTCAATAACTTTTCTTCGCTGGTATCGACACCTAGTGCGTGTAACCATGCTTCGTCCAGTGCGTTTTCGCTGTCGATCAACACAACATAGATACCTTGCTGTTGTGCGGCTTTGATAAGATTGCCTGAACAGATATAACTTTTACCTGCACCAGATTCGCCTGCAAGTACAGTAACTTTGCCCAGAGGTACACCTTTGTTAAAGTCACTGCTGATTAGATAGTTTAAGGCATAATTGCCTGTACTGATCCAGTCTGTTGGATCATTAAAACCAACGCCAAGACCATCGATGCTTTTTGTTAGAGTTTTTCTAAATTTTGAAAGATCAAATGCTTTAGTTGCCATATTAAGAGTCCAATTCCATTGATAGTGCTTCTTTGATTACTTCAATCAATTCGGCTTCTGTACTGCACAAAATCTTGCAGTTTTTCCATTCGTTGTCGTCGTCACGACCACCGACTTCAATCATAAACCCGTTGTCGTAACGATTGATTGTAAATGATTCATTTACCTTTGTAAGTTTGTTTAATTTTTTAGCCATGATTATTTTCCTTATAGTGGCGAGAAGTATAGAGGCGGAACCTCTATACTTACTCTAATCGATTATTGTTTTTGACGATTACGAATCATCGCAAGGATGTCTTCTGCACGACCACTACCACCTGCTGGGGCAGTTTGTGCTGGAGCCGCAGAGCGGGTTACCGCTGGCTTGGCTGGAACGTCTTCAGGATCAACTTCGCTGTCTGCTGGAGCAGATGTTGCTTTGTTAGGATCACCGGTTACTTGTCCCATGCCTGCTGGACGGAAGTATTGTCCCCATGCTTCCTTGTCAAACGGTTCACCGTTGACACTGGCTTCAAACATTTCTTTGATAACTCGAAGTTCTACATCTGTAGGCTTCTTAGGCAAGAAGTCTTGTAGGTTAAACAATCCATGTGCCTTGATGCCATTTTGTTCTGCATCAGTAAGAGGACGTTCACGACGGCTCCACTTACTTGTAGAATAATCAGCATAGCCACCTTTGCTGGTCTTGACCAATTTAAAGTCAACGCCACGTGCAAAGTCTGTTGGCAATTCTTCCAACTCTGGGTCAACCAATGCTGACTTGATCAATTGGAAAATTTGTGGGCCGATGATGAATCGACGGATTGGATTTTCTGGGTGACTTTCTTCCTTAAGGCCGTCTTCTACAACAAAACCTTGGAAAATGTATGAACGCTTCTTCCAGTACTTACGACCTTGTTCTTCTAGACTCTTGTCTTTGAACCAACCGCGAACTTCTGAAAGAATTGGGCAAGCCTCACCGTACATTTCCATACATGGAACTTGTACTTGAACTTGTTTGTTGTCTGTTTCACCTTTGATGCCTGCGAATGGCAGTTTAATCATCAGGCGCTCTGCCCAGAAGAATGTGTTGTTTGAGTCGCCATCCGGAAGGAATCGGACTGTGGATTCTTTACCTTGCTCTAGGTTCCAGAATGGATAGATTGCGTTGTCACCAACGGGGCGGTCACCGCCATTTGAACGTGTTTCTTGTGCCTGTAGTTTTGCACGAATTTCTGCTAATGTGGCCATAATAGTTCTCCTTTTAATATGCCTATGTACTGCGTTTTTGCCTATATTTGTCTTACACCGTGTAAAACAAAAAGTGCATACATGTTATTGTACGCACTTTTATTTAGTAAAGCAAGACATTTCTTGCTTAAAACTGGTTTAATTTTGCCAGATTAATATTTCATTAATTCTTTAATACGGGCTAATTCTGGATTGACTGATTCGCCTGTATCAAAACCTTTGCGACCATCTTTGCCCATAGCACCGACCATGCCT